ATTATTTTTTTCATTTGTTGTTCCTTTCTACAAGTTTTTTATGTGCTTCTAACATTTCACGTTCTCTAGGTGTAGCTGGAAGCATACGACCCTGAAGAATCATTTTGTGTATAGTGTTGGTAGCTGCTTTTCTAACGTCAGCACCTTTATTGCCTTCTAGGTCTGCATGTCCTGCATCACCTATTGTATTGTTATCTGGTATAAATGTTTGTCTCATATTATTTCCATTCTTTAGGGCAAGCTATATAACGTGCAGCACATTTAAGTATAGAATTTTTAATACTTAGTGATATACCTTTACATCCTGAGTCAGTGACTGCTTTTCTTACAGAATTAGGAAACTTGTGTATAGATATGTCATCCCATTTTTGTAATCTGATTGTATTGAAGTATTTATCTTCTTTATATGCTTTTGCTAAGAACTTAGGACTACCAATATTATCTAAGATTATTTGACGTATTTCTTTAGTATTAAAAGAAGGTTGACCAAAGTACATGTTGTGAATCATCCAGCGGTGATTGTGTGGAACTGGTACTCCAAAGTTTTCTTTTCTGTTAAGAGCGTCTTCGTAATGACACCAACTGATGAAGTCACAACCTTTGTTTTCCCATTGTTCAGATTTAGTTTTGATCCAAGCTTGTCCTTCTTTTCGTTCTTTGTCTAAATTCTTTTGGATTAGTTTGTTTAATTGTAGTTGATCTAAAAGATCAGTATTTGTTTTATTCATTATGATAGTATTTAAAGTTAGGGAGTCACCCTTAGTATTAACGAACCGTACTAGTACTGATTGAAATACTAGGGTGACTCCCACAGTTATGACCTACTGTTACGCTACGTGAGCAGCGAATCCTGTGTTAGGAGCTAGACGTTTACCTGACTTAAGATCAAGTCGGCCTTCTGCTACATCATTAGCAAGTGTGAAAGCTTTGGTCTTACGTGCTACCGTACCTTTAGCAAACATAGAGCGTACTCTACGGTGGTTATGTATCTCTTGACCCCACTCAGCATCGTTCATTCTGCTGCCTTTGGGTCTGTTGACCCGTGAGTGATGATCTTCAAACTCAGTGACAACATTATAAGGATGCCATAGAGTGCCTTCTGAGAAGTTTTTACCTCTCGCGTCAAAGAATATAGGTTCAATGTTTTTCCAGTTCTTGAGGTCATCGAGTTTGGAATCAACTGGTCTGTCGTAACATAGTTTCATGTAGTTGAGTTGTTCTAGTTCGCTTAACCTTAATGTTGTGAATTGATTGAATCTTTTCTCAACTTTATCTAGATGTCCTAGCCCAAGCTTCATGAACTCGACAGCTTGTTCTATTTTTTGACGGACATTACGTGTATGACGCAGTGAATAATAATAATTAGAATCATTCAATGCAGCTACCAACGTATTGTAACACGATGGCCGTATATGAGTGAACCTCATTGTTAGTGCTTGTTGACCAGTGTGTCCTTGACTGATTAACAAGTATCGGTGAGTAGAATCGCCATTTTGAAACATCTGTGTTTGTGGCAATTTACACTGTAAGAATACAGATGCACCGTTATGGAAATGACCACCAGATATGAACTCTGCATGAGACTCTGATAGTATTTTATCAAAGGTAGAGAATGCTTCATCGTTTTGTACAAGCTCAAACCCTTTGCCAACAATGCAGTCTCCTAGTGGTTCTTGTGTGTCAGTGCGATAAACACCTTTCTTTGATGGTATTGTTTTCCATCGTTCTACGTTAAGATGTGGATCATAGGTTAGTACTCCTGATTTACCAGTAGTAGTATTCCAGTTGATACCAGCTTCTTCGATTGCTTCGGAAGTGCTTAGTGCCTTCCCTTTTAGGTCTATTATATTGTATGATTTCATACTGTATTTCTTTTTATATGGCTATATTGGAGTAGCCTTTCTCCTTCCCGATTAAGACTTGTGGTCTAGCGTCGAGAAAACGCAAATCGTTTAACTCATTATCGAATGTAGGAAACCCCCATTGGTGTAATGTGTCTTGGCCGATATGTGCCATGTTAGTTTTGTAGTTATTTTTATTGTAAATAACACTGACGTTCCATCCGTTTGATAGAACTTCTTTGGCATTGGCTACGTCTGCTTCTGTGCCATCGAACGAGTAAGTAAGATGATAGTTGATTGGCATTTCGTTCCAAGCTGTACGAGTACCCCATTTGTATTTGGTGTAATCATAGAATTGAACATTAGGAAAAGCATCGAAGATAGTTTTGTTATCGAATGCTTTAACTTTGATGTCTTCCCAACATATATCTGATGTGCCATTAAGACGCACACATAGATTGGGATTGTTAGCACCTCGCAGTTTATACTGGAGCTGTGATAGTTCGTGATGGAGAGACATGAAGAATCCTTCACGGTTATTAAAGAACTCATTTGTTCTTCTTATTCTAGCATTTTGAACTGTGCTGAAGCGTCCTCTGCCTTGATGATAGAGACACGTTGTAGCACATTGACTGAACCTGTGGCACGTGACGTTTCCACTGTATTTAGCAGGAGCCAAGTGTAAGATTGCAGTGATGTATCCGTAGGCCAATCCTTTTGCTGTTTTAGGATTACTAACGGTGAGGTATTTGAAGCCAGAACCAATGTTTTTATACTTGGCTGCTTTCTTCTCTGATACCACGATTTTGGAGTATTGTGGTTGTCCCACTTGGTCATCAGGTATTGGCATGCCATATAGACGACTGCTGCCATAATGATGCTTAGTAGTATTGACACGTACTCCATCCAATCGAACTCTTCGTCGTTCATTTAAGATGTATTTATTTTCATTATTCATTTATTGTTAGTATTTCTAGAATCAATGCGTTGTTACATTGAAAGTATTTAGATTGAGTGATGATAGTATTAGTGTGCTTTCCCACAGTCACTGCGTGTTGATGTGTAGGCATTATATGAATAAGACATGATAGCCTTCATTTTTTCACACTGTATTATGTTAGTTATGTCAGCAGTTAGACGTTCAGGTAGTTCACTTTCTGTTAGATGTTTAGTGATTCTACTGATTAGGGCATAAGCTAATGCATCTAAATGTGATGGCACTAGGCTATCTGGTACTTTTATTGTGTTATTGATAGTATTAGTCATTTGCTTTCTTCTCTGTTATTTTTATTTTATTACGTACATTTGAACAGTGTACTAGTATTTCTGAAGTGTCTTCATGTGTGTATGCACCCTTAGTACATGCATAAGAAAATCTTTTAATAGCTATATCTATTAGTATTGCTTCTCTTTCTGTTATTTCGATTTTGTATGATTTCATGGATTAATATTGTTAGATTGAGTGATGATAGTATTATTATATTGATTATATTTCATGGAACAAAAAAAGGGGGACTATTGTCCACCCTCCTTGTTATATTTCTTAGGATCACTGTCTATATGGTATGGTCTAGTACTGACTTGCAGATACTTACGACCACTTCTATATTCAGTCTCTTGGGTTATGACCCAGTGCAACGTCTTGATGCCCGTAACTGGACATTCTATTAATACTTTTCCCTCCCAATCTGAAGTCCCATAGTCACGGTGTCCTAGCTTGCCTTCATTAGTCATGCAAGTGAACTCTTCGTTATGTAGAGCTGTGCGTTCTGTGTGATGTTTTACAGCTTCAATGCTGTCTTCAGTGAATGTAATGACTTGTTTCATGTTTTTTTTAATAGGGGGAACCGAATCGATCCCCACCAAGGAACGACTGGGGTCGATATGGTGGGCTCCCTGTTAAATAAAACATGATTACAAGAATTGCGTTCACTGAAGGCAGTCTTGAGGCTAGTAAAACACATACATAACGTGCGGATCTACATAATGAAGTGTCAGACTTGTGTGAAAGCTGATGAAGGTGAGCTATGTCACCACGGTTGTGAATGGGACATCATATTGGGTGGGCCTCCTTGTTATATATATGATAGTAGTACTGTTGTGTCCAGTTACGGTGGTTGTGCATTAAGACGTTGCACTTGGTTATGATCCAACTGTCTTGAAGTGGTTGTGAGGAGCTGTAGTTAGTCTAGATGTACCATACAGAGACATTGAGCTTAAGCTAGAATTAAGGAGGGTGGACAAGAGGTCGGCTCTTTTGGTGACAGATGACGACAAACACAGACCCAAAGCGAAACACGCTATGAGTCATTTAGATTACCAGTTGGTTCCGGTACCCCTAGGGGGGGTAAAACATTACGTTAAAAACGTAGAATAGGTACTCACATTTTTGACCCAAAATGCATCCACATAGGTTCCTAAAGTCAACATTACATCCAAGTAGTTGACTCAGTTTTACCCCACATCTTGTTGTGTGACTCCATGAACTTCTCTAATTCTTTGTCTATTTGCTCTTCACGCCACTGTTTAACAGCAGTATCAGTATGAGCTTCCATATGCTCTACCCAATATCCGACAGCAATCGCTAAAGCATCTAGGCGATCATCGTGACGTAATGCTCCTTTATCAAAGGTTATCCTTGACATCTGATAGAACAGTTGATACAATTGCAAATTCCCTCCTAGAGTACCTCTTGTGGCCTTATCAGTGGGGCTACTGAAGTTTTTGAAATCTTTCTCAACCACTTCCTTGGCCACTATAAGTTTATGAGAGTTCATCACTGGTTCGAGAGTATCAATGATTCTTCTTTCCTTCTGAATAGAGTGTTTTACTTCTTCAATAGTACAAGGATAATGGACTTCTTCAGATAAGACGGGCTTCAGTAGTTGAGAAAACATACCATCCCCAAAGTTAGACTCTATGATGATCTCATTTACTTTGTTTTTCTTAGCAATATTACCCAATTCTTTAAGTACTTCAGGAGTATAGCCTCCAAGGAAGCCTCCTGAGTCTGTCAGAAAGAGCTGCCCATTTAATGTCTTTACTACAGCGTAGCTTGTTTCGTCTTTACCCATACCTGCAGGGTCAATGCTCATGACTGCTCCTGTATACGGCATGTGGTCAGTAGCTACTTCCATAGGTCTATAGTAGCGATCTCCTGCTAGGCCTACTGATTCTAGGTCTTTCCACTCTAATTCAGGTGAAGAAGCCCAAGTAAGTTTAGGAGAAGCTACATCTAAATCTAAAGGATGTATAATAAGATCACTTAAGCGGAGAGGATAACGTCCTACATCACTTAAGGAGGTATCCAGCATATACTGCAACGCAAAGCCACTCTTGCCGTAAGAAGCTTCACGTTCTCTAAGATCAATGTCGTCAAACCTCTCTGGGTCTACAGGATTGCCTTCTGCGTTATCTTCACACTTTTTTAAGATATAAGGAGCCAGACGATCTCCATAAGCTTTTAGTGTCTTATTAGAGGGTATTCTTGCTGGCCATACTCTTATTTCATAACCCCTTTCAGGAAGCATGTTATAAATAGACATCTCAGTCTGAGGAGTTCCTAGATACACAATACGCCCTTCTGGTTTTAAAACAGCGTCAAACTCTTTAATAGTCTCTGCTATTTTGTCTCTCATCATCTGTGTCAGCGAGTTGTTTAACGACTCTACATCGTCTGCCACGATAAGATCAGCTCTGGAACCTGTCAGTTGTCCCGTGATTCCGACTGATTTAACAGAAGGAGCATGAGCTGCAGGTGCTGGCCCTACATCAAACGCTATCTTACTACTTCTCTGGTCTTCTCTCGGCATCAGATGCTTTAAGACAGGCATCTCGCTAATTAAGCGGAGGGTAAACGTAGAGAAGTCATCACTACGGGTTTTACTCGCAGAGACCACTAAGATGTTTAAAGCGGGATTTACGAGTAACTGATGGCATACATAAGCGGATGTAATCCAGCTTTTGCCTACACCACGAAACGCTTGGATACAACACCGACGAGGCCCATTATCTACATACTCAGCGATGTCGTATTGAGTTGGAGTAGGATCAGGTAATCCTAGATGTTTCCAAACTAAGTATACAAAATTCCTAAAGTCATGAAGTTCTTTAGGTACAGTAATAGCCATTGCGGGGCTTCTATTAGCCTTCTAAGGGCTTTTTCAGTAGATAAGCTAGTTTGAGGCTTTAGCTTCTTGTATTACGTCAGAGGAAGGAAATGGGAGAGCATTGGCCAACCCCTCAAGAGGAGAAGCTTCTGCGGGGGTTGCTGTTATCCCATTATCTTTAAGCATCTGTCTGGCAATATTAAGGTCAGCAGAAGTAGCTTCACCGCTGGAAACACGACCTGTGAGATCATCACAGACTAAATCAAACAGGTTACTTAGCTTTTGTTCCTTATTCGCTGCCATTCGTTGACTGCCTTTCCTAATGTCCACGCTATGGTGACACCAAGTAGGATAATCTTTAAGATGAGTTCAAGGTCAGTCAGAGTTACTACACCCATGACCGTTCCGTTTATTCCGAATATCTTTAAGGTATCCACTTGTTGTTTCCATAGTTACTAGTCTTTTACAACTTCAATATCTCCTGACGGTGACTCAACGTTTGTGCCGTTAAGTTCATTCAATACCTTGGCTACTTTCTCTCCTGCTGCTTGCACTTGTTGATGTTGTGCTGCTGTTAGGGGAGCGTTAGCTGCTGCTGAATAGACTACTTGAAGACCTTCTAGGGCTTCTTTAGTTTCTTGGTCGCTAGGTTTCATCTCTTTTTATTCTGTTTCTTCCGATGATTCATCAGAAGGCCCATCATTGTCGCTTATTTCTTCACCATCAGCAACTATATTCTCTTCAACTACAGTTGGTTCTACAGTTGCGTCCAAAGTTACTACAGGTGCTTCAAAGTTTTCAGCGTTCACGGGTTGAGCTTTTTGAGCTTCTATTTGTGAATTTAAAGAAGTCCACCAGTTTGAATCTGCTGCAAATTGATTAACTATCTCTGAAGATTTTTCAGAAGTTAAATCATTAAGCATAAGAATAGTGCCTTCAGCGGGTTTCCAGATTCCGTCTATATATGCAGAGTTACCCTCACCGTCTTCACCAGTGAGGCCGATTACGAGTTCGCAGACACACGATTTATTATCTGCGAGGCAACGTGGTTCAAAGCGAACCAACCTATATGTGTTATTATCACTCATATTATTTGTTTTCTAAATCTTCTATTCTCTTCAATGCATCTTGAAGTGCTGCCCAAAGCACTGGCACTAAATTCTTATAATCAACTGACTGCATTCTAGGATTACCTAAATTATCTACCGCATCTTTCTCAAGGCTAACCACTGCACCCAGATCACACCCTGCTTCTTGCAGTTCATGTGCTAGGAAACCGACACGGTTCATGCGGTGTTCTTCAGGGCATTTGTTTTCCTTAAAATCAAATCGCTTAACTTGTGCTGCCTTAACTAACGCAACTGCATCGTCACCAGAATACTCTGTGATATTTTCTTTTAATCTGTAATCCGAAGCTGAATGAAGTGCGTGTGCTGTGTTTGCTCCATCCTTGTAGTACAGCATAGCGTTTGAATCGTTATAGGCGTATAGCTTACCTACATATGATCCACTTGTTGGAGTTGCTGATGCTGTTAGTTGTAAATAGGTTCTTGCTGCTATGTATCCGTTTGAAGAGTTTGAGGTGGATATATTTCCAGTACTAACAGTCAAATTACCAGAGGTGTCTATGACTACTCTGTTTGCAGCACCATTAGGATGAAATGCGATCTTACCATTGCTGCAATATATGTTTAACGAACTAGCACCACCATATGCAGTGTATGACCCACCAGCTTTCCAAATCTGTGCGTTCCCAGAGTTACTGTTTAGAACTAGATTAGAATATAAACTCTGAGAAGAATTACCAAATGTTGCATTTAACTCTGATGAATTGCTTGCAATTAAAAGTGGTGTGCTGCCTGTGTCTGAAACTGCTAGTCTGTATGTGCTGCTAGGCTCCATGCCTATGCCTACATCATTTGCAAATTTAGCATTGCCTCCGTCAGCTATAACTAAACGATCTTGCCATCCATCACTATACGTTTGCAGCTTAACTCCGTTGTCTCCAGCGAGCCGCAAACTGCTAGAGTCTGTATTAATAAATGAGCCAGAAGTAGAACCAAAAAAAAGAATGCCATCTAAAATACAATTACCATCTGAATTGATTGTAAGTCTTTCTGTGGCATCAGTATAAAACTTTAGATAATCTCCACCATTACTTCCAACGATCTTCGCCTTGGTTCCACCCCAACGAATAGGCTGAGTGTCATCTAAAAATACGCTGCCAGAATTAACACGGACATCTCCGTTGACTTGAAACTTAAAGGTGGGGGTGCATCCAATGCCAACATTGTTATTATTTTTTATAAAAACAGCAGTAGAACCTGCAATGTTAGGTCGTAGTTCAATGTTACCACTAGTATTAGCGGAGGCTATGACTCCAGATGTGTTTCCGTTGGATAAGCTTAACTCTAAACCGTTTGTACCATTCCAAATTCTAGCTACTGAACGGACATCCAA